GTTATCGGATGGTGAATTTGTTTTCACCAAAAAGGCTACCGATCAAATGGGCGCTGATCAGCTACAAACTATGATGGACGAAGCTGAGAAAGCCTATGACGGTGGTTTAATGAAGAAAGCATTTGGTGGACTAACTCTTGATCCCATGCAAGATGAAAAAATGATGTATGGTGGGGAACAGATGAAGTCAACGCAAGATGACCTGAGAAAACAAATGCTCAGTGCTAACCGCATGCCGAGTGTATTGAAATAAGGCTACTTCATTAATTTGAACCCCTTATTATTTTAATTAACCTAAAGGCTACCTTGAAGTATCGAGACCCTGTGTTGAACGCGAACAATACAGCTACCTTGAAAAGACTGACAAGCCCCTACAGGAGTGTGACAAATGTCTAAAGCAATGGACGAAGTAACTGAAGAACAAGCTAACCCCTATAATTCTCGTAAAGACTGGCACGTTGATGACGCACCTAGTCGAGGAGATGCAGGAGGGTTATTCTACGCAGAAGAACCTAAATCTAAGGCTACCCGCCAACAAGCGGCCCCTCAAGAAGAAGGAACTCCTGAAAAAGGAACCAATTATAAAAAACGATATGATGATTTAAAAAAGCACTATGATCAGAAAATTGCAACCTTTAAGCAGAAAGAACAAGAACTTACAGCAGCAGCAATAGAAAGGCAACCAGCCTATGCGCCGCCTAAGACAGTTGAAGAGCTTAATAATTTTAGAGAGCAATATCCTGATCTGTATGAAACTGTAGAGACTGTAGCTTACCAACAAGGTGAACAACAGATGCAAGCTTTAAAGCAGAAAATGTCTGTCCTTGAAGAAAGGGAAACAGCCGTTCAACGCAGAGAAGCTGAAGAAACTCTAAAGTCTCGTCATCCTGATTTTGATGAAATACGAGGAGATGACAGATTTCATGCATGGGCTACAGAACAGCCTGAAGCAATTCAAAGCTGGATTTATGAAAACCCTGATAATGTCGCTTTAGCTATCAAAGCTATCGATCTTTATAAAATGGAAACTGGAATCAGTTCTAAACCCAAAACTAAAGGAAAACAGTCACAACCTAAATCTTCAGCAGCAGATTTTGTTTCTACTAAAACAACCAGTGTAGACACAAAACAGCCGAAGATTTGGACTCAACGGGAAATCTCTGCCCTTACCATGAATCAATATGATAAATACGAAAGCGAGATTGATGACGCTATCATGGAAGGTAGAGTAATACCATAATCTAATTTGTCTTTTAAGGAAAACATAACATGGCTTTTAACGTATCCGATGCACTATTTGAACAAGGCACAGACACCAACGGTAACTTTGGTAATTCTGTCAGTGGTCAAAATAACTCATTCTTCCTCCCAAAAGTTTACTCAAAGAAGGTTCTAAACTTCTTCCGTAAATCTTCTGTTTGTGAAGCTATTACTAATACTGACTATGCAGGTGACATAACTTCGTTTGGTGATTCTGTAAAGATTATCAAAGAGCCAGTAATTACCGTAGTTAACTATGAGCGTGGTGCAGATGTAACTAAAACAGCACTTACCGATCAGGAAACTACTTTGGTTGTTGACACAGCTAACGCCTTTAAGTTTATTGTAGATGACATTGAAACTTCTATGTCTCACGTTAACTTTAAAGAAGTTGCTGCTTCATCTGCTGCTTACGCTTTGCGTGACGCATTTGACGCAGGTGTTATCGCTAAGATGATCGCTGGTGTTTCAGCTTCAAGCCCTAACCACATTCTAGGTAGCGACAATGCTACTGACCTTGCTGCTGGTACTTTTGACGGCACTGGTAACTTAGACATTGGTTTCGGCACTAACGAGCATGATCCTCTAGACCTAATGGCATACATGGCGCGTCTACTTGACGAGCAAGATGTTCCTGAAGAAGGTCGTTGGTTCTTAGCTCCACCGAGCTTTTACGAGCAGTTAGGTCAGTCAAGCTCTAAGCTTATGTCTGTTGACTTTAACGCTGGTCAAGGTTCTATCCGTAACGGTCTAGTATCTACTGGTAAGCTACGTGGCTTTGACATGTACAAGTCTAACAACATTGCCACTCCTAGCAACGCAGCAGGTCAGGTAGTTTGTGGACACATTAGTTCTACAGCTACTGCACAGACCATCACAAGCACTGAAGTCATTCGTGACCCAGATAGCTTTGGTGACATCTGTCGCGGCTTGCACGTTTATGGTGCTAAAGTATTACGTCCTGAAGCAATGGTTTCAGCGTTCTACGGTATCGACTAAGTAAGTACTGAGAGAAGGGGGTGTAAAAGCCCCCTGATCTTTAAGGAGATATTATGCCTTTAGTAGGAAGTAACACAAAGCCTGTAATGATCAAAGGCGCAAAGAAAGGAAAAAACTTAGGAGATACAGGAAGCTGGTACAAACCTGAGAACAAAGAAAAATATGAAACAAACTGGGACGCAATCTGGGGCAAGAAAGAAAACCCTACAACTAAATTAAAGGCAGTATAAACGATGGCAACAACTTTCTTAGACTTAACAAACGAACTCTTACGTGAGTTGAACGAAGTTGCGCTGACCTCTGCTACTTTTGCTGCTGCAAGAAGCGTACAACAACACGCTAAAGATGTTATTAACAGAGCTTATTTTGACATAGTTAATTCTGAACCACAGTGGCCCTTTTTAGCTGTCGCTGAAAGTGGAACTTCAGACCCCATGTACGGCAATGTATATGTAGAAACAGTAGCAGGTACACGTTGGTATGAGTTAAAACCTGCCAGCTCTAACACTACAACAGATTATAATTCTATAGATTGGGACAACTTCTTTCTCACTACTGTAGGAGTAACAGATGAAGTAGCTCCTTTTACAGCAAGTAACTTAGGCTTTACTTCTATTGACGAGTGGAAAACTTATCGCAGAGTCGCAGAAAACTTAGACGATGCAGACGCACAACAACACGGTCAACCGACCCACGTAATACGCAGTCCAGATTCTCGAAAGTTTGGACTTAGCCCTATCCCTGATAAAAAATATCGTACATGGTTTTATGCGTGGGCTGCACCTTCAAGACTATCTGCACACGACGATACTCTTTTATTTGCTGATGTTTACTATCCTGTATTGCTTGCAAGAGCTAGATACTACATGTGGCAGTTCAAAGACAACCCGCAGTCAGCCGCTTTTGCTCTAGATGATTATAAGAAAGGACTACGCAGCATGCGTTCTAATCTTGTTGAGCCTGTGCCAACTAATATGGTAGATGACAGAATGAGGTTTGTTTAATGGCTGCTTCACAACCCTTTGGTATTTCATGTAAGGGCGGGTTAAATACTAACCTAAACCAACTTGAAATGTTAGGACAGCCGGGATTTGCCACAGAGCTTTTAAACTTTGAGGTCGATCCTGATGGCGGTTATAGACGCATAAATGGCTATTCTGCTTTCGGTAATAACCGACCTAATGCAAATACACCTGTACTCGGTTTAGCTGTCTATGCTGATGGTCTTATTGCATGCACAGGAACAGATATTTTCTTTACGCTTGAAGGAACTACATGGATACAAATTAATAAAGCAAGCGTAGCAAGCGGTGGAGATAATTTCTCTACATTCGATGGTCGATCAACACTCACAAGAACAAATCAAAAACAGTGTTCAATCGAGATTTTTGAAGGCAACGAAGAATACGGACAGGTTCTGATATGTGATTCACAGAACAAGCCGTTCTTATTTAAAATGACAGGCTCGGGTGCATTATCAGGTCGAGTCTATTTTGCAGAAGAAGTGACTGTAAGCGGAACAACTGCGCCCTCTTTCGGAGTTATTCACGACAAGCACTTTGTTACTGCGGGGTCTCCTACGGCTAAAAACACTATTCATTATAGTGCTACGTTAGACCCTTCTTCTTTTTCAGGAACTGGTTCTGGTAACATTGCTATTGATGATCAAGTAGTCGGACTTAAAAGTTTCCGAACAGACTTAATTGTCTTTTGTAAGAACAGTATCTATAAGTTAATAAACATAAACGACTCACAAAACATTGCTGTTGTGCCTATTGCTAAAAACGTAGGTTGCTTGAGCCACTATAGCATTCAAGAAATTGGTGGCGATCTGGTGTTTTTAAGTCCAGATGGTATTCGATCTATTGCAGCAACAGCCCGTATTGGTGACGTTGAGTTAGGATCAGTAAGCAGACAGATACACTCTGTAACCTCTACAATCGCTAAAGACATTGATGATTTTGTTATTACAAGTTGTGTATTGCGTAGACGCTCTCAGTATAGATTGTATTATTCTACAGTGGGTGGGCCTATTGAAGATGCTAAAGGCATTATTGGAACTTTAACTCAGAACGGTTTTGAGTGGGCTGAAACAAAAGGAATACAGTGTTCGTCTATTGTATCTGATTTTAGTTCACTCGGAATTGAAAAACTTCATCACGGCGATAAGAACGGGTTTATTTATAATCACGATGCAGGTAACTTTTTTATAGCCGAAGCGTCTGCATTTAACATCGAAGCTAAATATACTACACCGTTTTTAGACTTTGGAGATGTTGGAACTAGAAAGACTATGAAGTACTTAAAGCTTTCTGTTTCTCCTGAAGGCGTACTTGCTCCTACACTCAGAACTCAATATGACTTTGTAGACGTTGATGTTTCACAGCCTGCGGATATAGTATTAGCAGGTATTCCTCTCCCTCCTATTTTTGGAACTGCTGTTTTTGCAAGTGCTATTTTTGAAGGCACTAATGATCCAATGGCTCGACAAGTTCTTGAAGGTAGTGGACACACTGTCAGTTTTCAAATTAGAACAGAGGATCAAAATCCTCCTTACTCAATAAACGGTTTATATATAAATTACGTGCCATCAGGCAGGAGATAAGAAATGGCAGGATCAAATTATACACGACAAAGCAGTTTTAGTGATGGCGATGTAGTAACGGCGGCGTTATTTAACGATGAGTACAATCAACTCTTAAATGCTTTTGTCTATGCTTCTACAGGAACCACGGGACACCAACATGATGGTGGAGCTGGTGAAGGTGGAAACATTGAAATTATTGGTGATCAAGATTTTTTAAATAAAATTTTAGTTGACAGCACTAACAACCGCTGGGGCTTCTATGTTCAAGTAAGCAGTGGAACCGTGGAGCAGATACGCATTCAAGACGGTGCAATTGTACCTGTAACAGATAATGATATTGATCTGGGTACAAGCTCACTACAGTTTAAAGATGCATTTATTAATGGAACATTGGAAGCTGACGCAATAACAATAGCTGGTGTTACGCTCTCAGAAACTATTGCAGATACTGTAGGCGCAATGGTATCAAGCAACACTGAAACAGGTATCACAGTATCTTATCAAGACGCTGACAATACCTTAGACTTTGCAATTGGAACACTAAATCAAAATACTACCGGAAACGCTGCAACAGCTACTGCGCTTGCTACAGCGCGTACAATCCACGGCGTATCGTTTGACGGCACAGCTAACATTGACTTAGCTGAAGTCATTTCAGACACCGTAGGCGCAATGTTTAGCGGCAACACTGAAACAGGTGTAACTGCAACCTATCAAGATAGTGACAACACTATTGACTTAGTAATTTCAGGGGTGTCAGATACAACAGGTAATGCAGCAACTGCTACAGCACTTGAAACTGCTAGAACTATTGGTGGTACTTCGTTTGACGGTTCTGCTAATATTGCTGTTGGATTAGCTGCGACAGCTACTGCGCTTGCTACAGCGCGTACAATTGGCGGTACTTCATTTGACGGCTCTGCAAACATAGCAGTAGGTTTAGCAAATACAGCTACTACACTCGCTACTGCAAGAACTATCCACGGTGTTTCATTTAATGGATCAGCTAATATTGATTTAAGCGAAGTTATTTCTGATACTGTGGGTGCAATGTTTAGCAGTAATACTGAAACTGGTATTGCCGCTACATATCAAGATGGCGATAATACAATTGATTTAGTTATTGGTGATGATGTTATTGTTCAGTCAATGATTGCTGATAATGCTATTGATTCTCAACATTATGTAGATGGTTCTATAGACACAGCACACGTAGCTGATGACGGAATTACAAGTGCTAAACTAGCTCACGCTCTTGATGTTGTAACTTCAGTAAGTGTAGGTGGCGCGAGTAACGGTGTAATCCTAACACAAGGCGACATAGCCCTTAAAAATGGCGGTACTAGGTCAACAGTTAAGTTTTATTGCGAGTCAAGCAACGCACACTACGCTCAAATTCAAGCACCGGCACACTCTGCGTTCTCAGGTAACGTAACTCTTACCCTTCCAGCATCTACGGATACTCTGGCGGGTATTGCGGCTACACAGACGCTAAGTAATAAGACTCTGGCACACCCTTTAATTTCTGGAGATACAGGCGCTGGCGACGATGCCGCGCTCGGTTACACCAGTGCAGAAGGTATTATTGTAACGGGTCAAGGCTCAACCTCTGATGTGACTCTTAAGAATGACGCTGACGGAACTGTTTTAACAATTCCTACTGGCACTACTAATGTAGATGTTGTTGGAGACTTTACAGCAGGGACATTAAACGCCGACGGCGACACAGCCGCTGGTGATACCGCTGCTATAGGTTACACAGCGGCAGAAGGACTTATTCTTACAGGTCAAGGTTCCACTAACGATGTAACGATTAAGAATGATGCTGATGCTGACGTAATTGAGATTCCAACAGGCACAACTAACGTTACAATAGCAGGTACGCTAGATGTTGGAGGCGCAAAAGCTAAAGTTGCAGGACTTGAAACTATCTATGTCCCAGCGGCAGGCATGTATCCAGAGACAACTAACGGTAGTTCTGGTCTGGCGCAAGTCGAACTATCTAACGGCCCAGAATTAAAATGTTTGGACTTCGCGGCTGCGGCAGATGATTTCGCTCAGTTTCAAGTTATCTTTCCTAAAAGTTGGAACGAGGGTACGGTTACTTTTCAAGCCTTCTTTACTGTCACAGGAACAAACACTGGTACGGTAGCGTGGGGATTGGCAGGTAGAAGTTTCGCGGATAACGCAGACCTAAACACAGCCTTTGGAACTCAAGTGGTGGCAACAGCTAAAGCTCACTCTGGAACGTCTAACGATATAGATGTTGCGGCAGTAAGTGGTGCAGTAACTATTGCTGGAGCGGCAGCAGATACGCTGACTATCTTTCAGATTGCTAGAGATGTTTCGGCAGACTCTCAATCAGGCGCGGCCCGTTTATTAGGTATTAAGTTATTCTTTACCACTGACGCTGCGAATGACGCATAAGGAGTAGGTATGAGTGGTTTTGGCTATAACGTAAATGGTTTCGGTTCTTTTACTAGTCGTACAGTGGTAGTTCCTGTTACTTACGCTGTACAAGCGGGTGGAGGAAGTGGCGCAAAGGCAAATCCCGGTGGCGGTGGTGGTGGTGGTGGATTACTAACGGCTACAGTTACTGATACTTATCTATCTGGTGTTGCTTATACGGTAACAGTTGGAGCAGGTGGTTCAGGTTATGGAGCAGGCGGTGTGGAGTCCAGAGGTAATAGTGGCTCAAACTCTACATTTGATTTAATTGCCTCTTCTGGTGGAGGCGGTAGTGCTTACGGTGTAGCCGCTAGTCAAGGTAACCACCCTCCCGGAAATGGAGGATGTGGAGGTGGATCTGGTGCATTTGGAGGCAGCGGAGGCTCAGGAATATCTGGACAAGGTTTTGCTGGTGGTGTTGGCTATGGGGTAGAAAACGTAGGCTATGGTGGCGGTGGCGGTGGTGGAACTGCAAGTGTAGGAGCAAATTCCAATGACGGTACTGGTGGTAACGGTGGTACTGGAACGGCAATAAGCGCATCAGGACTTTCTCGCAAATATGGCGAAGGCGGTGGTGGCGCATCTTCTAGTAAAAGTATCGGTCACGGTGGAGGTGTTGACAGTGGCGGTGGTGGCGGTAATGGAGGTGATCCTAATACTGCGACAGAAGCAGGAGGCGTAAATACTGGTGGCGGTGGCGGTGGCGAGTTTGGTAACGGTGGCGCTGGAGGTTCGGGCATTATACTTTTAATTTATCCTACTTCTATAACAGCAACATTTTCTTCTGGCGTTACTTCTAGCTCGGCAACTTACTCAGGAAATACTGTTACTCAAATCACAGCCGCTGGCTCATCTGACACAGTAACCTTTGGATAAAAACTATGGCACATTACGCAGTATTAGATAACAACAATATAGTCACTTTTGTGCATGTCGGCAAAGACGAAGACGAAGGAGATATTAACTGGGAAGAGTATTACGTAGCAAAACGCACTAGCTACAATACTCGTGGCGGTGTTCACGCTAACGATGGTACTCCTTTTAGAAAGAACTATGCAGGGATTGGCTACACTTACGACGAGGAAAGGGATGCTTTCATACCTCCTCAACCTTACCCAAGCTGGACACTAAGCGAAGACACTTGTTTATGGGAATCGCCTGTACCTTACCCTAGTGAGGGTATACACCAATGGAATGAAGACAATCAAAAATGGGAAGAACTAATCGCATGAGCCAAGTTTTAATTCCGGCAGCTTTGTTGCCTGTAGGAGCGGCTATTGTAGCAATGTCTGTAGCATGGGGAGTGCTTCAGGCTGAGTCTTCCTTTGCATCTGAAGAGCGCAGTAGAATTGACAAGATTGCAAGAGAGTCCTTAA